ATAACAAACAAACTCACATTAAAGTCTGCATTCGTATTCGCAATGCTACTTATCAAGATTGCAAGATTTGCTGAAGTCCTTATGTTACCTACAACATTAGAATATGTAGGACTGGCGATGCCTCTTATCTTCTGAGCAAATTCCATGCTCCCAGTCACAACAGAGGCCGAATCAATATGACTTTTCAGATTATATGCCATGATGAGAGCAGCTTCGTTGCCACTTCCGTCAGTTGAAACACCTGTGATCTTCTGAATTCCTGCAAGATTTGCCACTGTTGATGTGCTGAAAATCGCGGAAGCTGCCAGTTTTTGAGTCTTACACAAATTTGCTGCAACAAGAGATTCCGAGAGAACATTTCCGGCAAAAACCGTCGGATCAGCAACAAGACTCGCTTCACTGTCGCCGTTCCCGATCGAAACACCTGCGAGCTTCTGATCACCTGCAAGATTAGCTGTTGTTAGCGCACTGGAACTTGTAGAAGCGCTCAGCCTCTGAATACCACTAAATGGATCAGCAATAATAAGAGCTTCTGAGAAAACACTTCCAGCAAGAACAGTCGGATCAGCAATAAAACTCGCATCGCTGCCGCTTTCACCAGCCAAGATTCCTGTCAAAACAGTAGATTCAACTGTGACAGAAGATTCCACAAGAGAGACACAAGATTCCGAAGCTGAAAGATTCGTAAATGTTTTAACATTTCCGATCACAGCAGTAGACCCGTCGATCAAGGCAGCTAAGTCACAGCCTGTTCTGATGTTGCCAGACACAAGAGCTGCCGAAATCACATCAGTCTTCATGCGTCTTGGATCAAGGAGCAGACTTCCACTTGTTCCAGGTTCCGCGCCACACTGACCTTGCACAAGAACATCCAGTTCTTGTGTTCCTCTTAGATCGGCTATCGTAAGAACTTGGGAGTCTACTGAAGCTGCTAAGTCCGCGATCGTCTTCACGTTCAGATTCATCGTGGATGTAGGCGCAATAGCAGCACGCAACTTCTGTGCGCCTACGAGATTGCCGATCGGCAGTGTAGTCAGCGCGACTATCGTGATCACCAGACTAAATCTGGTCTTCACGTTGCCGAAGACGTTAGTATATGTCGGCCACGTGCGGCCGGAAAGATATTCGACGCTCATTAGCTTCTCCAAAGAATATGAACGACGTCGCCGTTCACTGTTCCGTAGAAGTGCAGATCAGAGACGTTGTCTACCGGAAAAGGAATCACCTGACCCGCTGGCAGCAGAAAATCGTTGGCGTTAGCTGCTCTGCTGGCAGTGGTGACATATATCTTGCCGGAATTAGTCGCTGGTAGATGAATCAAGCACGAGCGACATGACTGGCTGACTCCCACAGCAACATTATCAAGAATCGTGAGCTTCTGTGTGTCGCCAGTGCTGCTCTTCTGCACGAGACTGTCTGTCAAAGCACTTATGAGTCTCTCCACTTGGTCCATTATCTCACCTCTAATTTTCGTCCGCAAAGAACGGACAAATCACACTTACTTGCCAATTGTCCTCGACTCTTCCGACGTTAACGATCTTCGGAGTCTGGAAATTTATCATCCCATCCACGACAGCAGTTCTAAATGCCGCCGCCACAACGTCCGCCACTTCCAGAGCATCAGCTATTCCCATCCCTATTGAGACATAAATCATGACATTAAAGATGCCAACATTTCTGAAGGAATCTATTCCTATTTCCAACTGTCTCGAATCCCCGAAGTCTACACTGGCTTTCATCCACGGTTTGCTTGTCGGAGTGTTCCCCGGATCGTTGTCAAATCTAACGACAAAATTATTAGCCTCAGCCAGCGTATTAAAGAAGCTTGTTATAGAATTGGCTATGGATTCAAAGCTCATCGTTTCTTTACTCTGGCCAAAAAATAATCACAGATATAAGGGTAGGATCCGTTCGCTTCGATGTAGCATCCAAAATCCACTACGTCAAAACCTGAAGCAGACAAATATCTTACGAACTCCGACATCTTCCATTCGGTCTTATGTTGAAGGTTAGCCGGTCTTCCGTTCTGCTGCTTCATCGTAGACTCAGCATCAGGAGTAGACAGCAGAATCATGGTGTTGACGTGACTGTGGCGCTTTATAATGGTCAGCAGAGCATCAGGATTTTCCAGATGTTCTATGGCATCCGCTGATATGATCATATCAAATTTTCTACCAAGATCCAGCTCTCCTTTGTTGAGATCACAGGCGATCCATCTACCTTTGCACATAGTTTCAGGAATCGCGTTGATCTTTTCTGGTAGATCCACACCTACAACTTCTTCGATTACAGGACAAACATACTTCAGCAGCTTTGTAGGAAGACCACAGCCTAAATCAAGCACAGATTTTACATTCTGCGTCTTAGCCAGTCTGGCAGCGGCTTTGTAGATCTTCACCTGGAATAATTGCGACTTTTCTAATTCTTGTTCTGTGTTCATTTCACGTTCAAAAGCCACACGCGCATTTCTTGAAGTGTGATTTCTACCATTCCTTCCGGATGCTGTTTGCTCCGACGCACATATTCCAAAAAATAGATGTAGACGCAATTGTTCGTTATGTGAATCACGCTGAACGGCGGAATGTCAGCCAGTTTAGCTTCACCTCTTTCGAAGACTAAATCCCACTGTTCCCTTTCAAGCGTTCCTGCCGCGGGAGCGTTGATTTCTACTTGCCAGTTGCCGCGAGCGCGACCAGTGTCGACCGGAGTTCGCTGCACTATTCTTTTGAAAGTCTCGAGACAAACTGATCTAACGAACTTCAGGAAATCTTCCTTCTTTATTTTCTCAGCAGCAGCGCTCAGTGCGGAATTGAACTGCTGAAGATTAGTTGCCACTCTCGATCTCCAGAAGATAGAACACGATTCCGTTTTTATTAGATATTGGCGTAAATCCGATGACAGTCCATCTCTTCGAATTTATCTCGATGATCAGTCCAGCTTTCACCTCAAACAATAGATCTTTATTCGCGAGTCCAGTCATCCCGTTTCCGGAGGTCACAAGAACTGCGTTTTTATAACCTTCTTGATTTCTGTAAGGAGGAATCACCTTTACAGAATATGGCTTGATAGCCCCCAGAGTCGTTTTATTTGTTTTAGGATCAAACGTCGCGTCCGGATATGTTCTCACCGTTGCGGTGATTCCCTTCCTCTCGAGCAAAGACAACAATTTGTCCGCTGTTATTGCCATATTATCTAATCAACGAAATTATACCCACGATCAAAGTGCCGAGCGTCGTAATACAAACAGAAATTATCAGAAGCTTCATAGACCAGTAATGTTCCAGCTTTTCGCTGAGATCCCTCTTATGCTCATTAAGATGATTCTCGAAATGTTGTTTCAGATCAAGAATGTCCCTTCCATGCTGAGAAGTCTTCTGGTCTATGCAGACCAACAAGTCATGATCAGTGCGATTCTTTTTTGTCATCTTAGCCTCTCTCCAAATCCACAGTAAAAGATTCACCACCCGCTATGAATGGACTTACCAAACGATCAGCGATCTGAAATTCCTTGCCAGGAACATCACCACCCACATACTCAATCTCTTCCGACAGCGGACCAACGACGTCCCTCGTGCGTTTCACTCTATCCGAACTTTCAATGTCTTCGAGAAGAATTGTTCCCTCGATTACTTTCAATGCGAGATACGCGCAAGCCTCCTTGATCTTATTCGGAATCGATTCGCTGTCAACGTAGTTGTCGTCCTCGTCGTAACATTCTGCTCTTGGCCATTGAAGAGCTTGATCAGTGTTGGTCTTGTGTCCCTTCCAAGGATATGCTGTGTCCATATACCGAGTCGCTTCCCGAATCGCGTTCTCCTTCTTGTCGTCCGAAGCAGCATACCACGCGGGACTATCTCCGTAGTTCTCTGCGATCTGATCTGCTTCTTCAACGGAGAGCAGAGCATTCGAGTCTTCGTGGCCCTCCCCTGTTTCAATTATAAAAGTAGCTGCCATATTTTACCTGCATTCACAAAAATCACTGAAATTATCAAAAATTTCGTTTGCTTTATTCAAAATATGCTTCATACTTTATGTAGTGGTGTATGAGTAAATGGACAAAAAATCATTGCATCTATCTTTATACGCATAAAACGAACAAGCGTAGAAGACACTACGTTGGACAAAACAAGCATTCCAACAAAGCTCGCAAACATCCGGTCTACGGCATACCCTATGGGAAGTTTATTGTCACCGTTCTGCATTCTTGTCTTACTCACAAGCAAGCCAACAAATTAGAGAGGCTTGAAATTCACAACTATAACTGCAAATATCCCAACGGCTACAACAAAGCAAGAGGCGGAAAGCCCGAAGACGGATGGACTCTCTCAGAAAATCAAAAACGATATGGGAAAGCCAATCCAAATTACGGTAACCACAAGTCTATTGGAAAAGGTAGAATCTTTTCTGCTAAGACAAAGGAAAAAATGCACAAAGCTGCATTAGCAAGAGATCCATCCTGTTATTATACAGAAAATCGAAAACGAGCCGCTGTGAAAAGAAATAGTGACCCTATAAAAATACTGAAAACAGAAGCCACAGGACATAATATGACTATTGCCGAATGGCAAAGAATCAATCAGATTGAAACACGGATCTGTGATTGTGGCTGTAATCAGGCATTTGAATGCACTCAAAGAAACCTAAGAAAATACATTCATGGGCATTATAATGCCAAAATTCCTCGTGAAAAAAGATTTTGTTCCTGCAACTGTGGCCAAACCTTTGAATGCAAAACAAATAGCAAACGCAGATTTATCAATGGTCATAATTCACGAGGAATGTTCAAAGAAAAGCATCCGGGTTGGATTCCACGTGAAACACGAATTTGCGGTTGTGGTTGCAATCAAAATTTTAAGTGCAGATCAAAAAGCAAACAACAATTCATTCTCTATCATTCACTAAGAGGAAAGAATAATCCCGGTTACAAACATGGTCGTTGTTGCAAAACATATTGAATTGTCAAAGAGCAGTTAGCGGCGACAAGTAGATCGCCGCCGCTAACTTTATTGCAGGTTATATTATTTCCTCGCCTTCTTCGCTTTCTTCGCTTTCTTTGATTTCTTCATTGTTATCCTTCTTTGTAGTCTCAGCTTCGAGCTCCTTTGCCGGAGCAGTCTGTTCGACATGTTTGTAGCCGAGACGCAGATAATATTCAACATCTTCGCGGCGAACTTTTTCGTTCTTTCCGGCAGGATTAGCCATCAGAATCAAGTCAGCCATTACACTTCCCTTCTTAAAATCTTTCAGTGTAGTTAATTTTGACCGGCGACGACAAAACTTATCGCCGCCGGTCACGGAGGCCTTGAATCAAGACCTAACGCAATTATCCTGCTAACCTGACCGCTAATTCTGGGCGCACTAATTTTGCACCCCATAGGAGATCGTATTCCCAAACTGTTTGCTTATGTTGTCTAGAAACTTCCAAACGTAATACAATCCCAGTCTGGGGATCCTGCATACTGAGGATCTGACTTCCACCACTAATTGTTCTTGCGATCGCGTTCGCGTCATCCAGAGATCTCATCGCGAAAGCAATTGCGTCGCGATGGAATACCAGATTTACGCGATGACTTGCCTTCAGCACAACAGCAGCCGTAGAAGGACTGGTCTTCAACGCGGGAGCAATCGCCACGGCGGTCAAATCATACGGAGTCCCCGGAACAGTGTAGCCACCGTTGGCTCCCGTTGAATTAGAATAACCAGCCACTCCATGCGTTCCAGGCTTCACGACGTATGTCTGCGGATCAGTGCCGAACGTGAGAATGTCACCGACCAGAAGCGTCTCTCCCTGATTAATTGATTCGCCATTGATTTGGACAGTACTCTGTCCGGCAGTGCCAGTTGCGGTGACTGCTCCGCCAGTCTCCAAAGTTCCAGCAGTGTGTAAAGGCACATCGTCGTCGGCCACCCAGTCGATGGCAAACTTGCGACCGATGTCGCCTTCCATTTTCACGACTGCGGACATGATCTTTTCCGCATCCGAAAACGCAGCGAGGTCCAGCGCAGCAGCTTCCGCGTCGTAGTCAAGAACGCCGCGTCTGGAATCCAGAGGGCAGAGCTGCTTGTTAAGAATTTTCCTTACACCAGTCGCGGAGCTCACACCCACACCTGCGCCGAACGGAGTCGTTCCGGCCGTCCCAACATACCCATACACGCCAAGATATTCGTGAAGAATATCTTCATTCACGTCTGATGCAAGAGCCTTTACTGCCTCTTCCATCTGCATGGGAAGAAAAGAATCATTGGCGTCTATCTCCGCCATGTCCTTGTCCGTCAGATGTATAGGAGTGTTCTGCTTCCAGTTGTTGAGCGGAACCTGCACGAGTCCCGGAGTCGCGCTCCCGACGGTGACACCATAGATGCCAGGCGCGACATCTTCCGTGGCAACAGCGACGGGAATCGGCACGTCTATCGTGCTTCCTTTCCTCGCAGCATCGAGACTGTAGTCGCTATTCACAAGACGCGGCATAACGCACCTCTTGCGAAGGACTATCAGTCCTCTTGCCAGAAGCTTAGGCAAGATATTAGTCAATACATTAGCCATTTTTCAAACCTCTGAAAATAAACTCATTAGTCACTTTCGCGACTTACGCAGACGCGTCCCGCGACTGACCGGCATCCCACCGGATTGCGTCTTACTTAGACATATCTACTTGTGTCTTGCCAGAAGCGATGTCCTCCAGACTGGCCGACATGCCTTTTCCGTCCGACGCTGCGACGGTCTTAACCCCACTGGTCTTCGTATGCGTCCCGCTGTCCGAAGATCCGCCACCTCCTCCTCCCGAGGAGTTAGCACCGGGGAATCCGGCGGCGAAGGTTTTCTGGGCTTTCATTTCCAAGATGAGCTGATGAATGGTCATGGGACTTCCGTCACTGTCACCAACTCTCTGATCACCATTATCGTTGATCACTTCAGGATAGAACCGACCTTCGGTGTTCTTCATCATCCTCACTGACTTCTTGACGTGAGGAAGAAGAAGCTCGACGTTGCCTTGTTCTTTTGTCAAAGCTTCGACGATCTTGGTAGTCACCAAAGCTTCCGTCAATTGCTCCTGGACATCAGTTAGATCTTCTTCTAATTGCTCCTTCACCTTCGTGTGCTGCTTCAGCAGCTCGCGCTTCGCGGCCTCCACGGACTCCTGTATTTTCCGATCGCCGTCCCAGTTCTTGATCTCGTCCATCTTCGCCAAAGCAGCTTTTGCCTCCTCGGGATCAAGATCCTTGTACTTAGTCTGCAGATCCGCGACGGTCTTCGTAAGAGTTCGCTCGCTGGTCCGAAGTTTCTCGAGCGTCTTCTTTAGTGCGGTGACGTCTTCCAGCGACACTCCGTCGACTGAATCCACAAGTAAAATCCATTTCCCATCATCTCTTTGTTTATAATGTTGCTGTTCTTGTTCTGACAATCCATCAAGATTATCTACAATAGCTTTTAGCATAATTCGGCCTCCAATTTTCTTAATCTTGTTTTCAAATGCTTATACTTCACATCTAAACGATGTGCACAATTTAATTTCCCAATATTCTTCCCTTTGGCATTTTGATTCCCTTCTCTTGCCTTAGACATATTTTGACGAGCTTTTTCACTGCATTTCCAATGTACCCCAATCTTTGCTCTTCGCATTTTATCTTTAGTTCTTTCTGATAAATTCCAATGATGACCTCTTGATCCAGGACCACCAATTCCATTCTTATTGCCTAACAAAGAATTACTTCTCTTCAACTTCACTTCCATTCTATTTTGTGCTTCTTTTTGGATCTTCTTTTGAGATTCACTCATTTTATTCAAAGTTTTTTCAGTATGATGATGGCCTTCAAAACCATTATTTTCATCACCTCCTCTTGTAAGATTATACCCATTAGGATGAGAACAATTATGATTACGAATTTCTTCGATTTCAATCAGATTAGCTGCATCTCGATCTTTGACAGTATGAAGAATTGAAACTTGCCAATCATCATACTTCCAAAGAGCCTTGCAAACAATACTCCCAGATCTAAGGTGGCCTTGCATTCTTCTATCAAGATTACAAGTTTGACCTACATAATACTTCTTACTCGTAGGAAACCAAATTGCATATATGTGAATTCTTTTATTCATATTTAATCAATAACTCAATTATTTTCTTTTTCTTCTATATTTGCTTGCCGCAATAGCACGATGCTGAGCAAGAGCAGCTTTTTTGGTCCTATGAAAAGATCCTTTTATTCGCTTGCCTTTCTTCGCTCCGTGACAATGTATTAGAGCGTAACCTCCTTTGACTTTTCTAATCATTCTATAATCCCTTTCTTCGACTTCTCTTTCCTGTAAGACGAACCCCATGAGTCGCCATACCTATTGCGCGTCTCTGAGCTCTGGCCTTCTTTGCTGTGGTTCCTTTTGCGGTCACCTTCCCGCGCCATCTCACACGAAACTTCCCCTTCTTAGCCTTTCTTATCGAAGAAATCTTCTTAGCCATGATATGCTGCACCTCAGTTAATAATTTCTTTGTCTTTTAATTCTTGCAAAGACAAGCCTGTGTATTCAACATCAGGATTCTTTTCTGCCCATTCCTTATATGTTATCTTCTCAGGAACTTCACCCTTCATCGATGCTCTTGTCCCTTCCGGCGGAGCCTCGATGCCTAACTCTTCCCAACTGCTGACAACAGGAACTATCGTGCTGCGACAGTTGAAGTGCGCTGGTGGACTCGGATGATCATCAACAGGAAAAGTCTGACCGTCAAGACCCTGACAGATGTCAGTCGTTCGCTCGTCCAGCGTCGAGACCCACATCACTTCTTTCACGATGTCTTGATTCTGCTGATACACTTCATCCCTCGCGGCATGAACGACGCTGCTCACGGCA